GAGGTGAAGGCATGGAGTTTTTTGTAGACGCAGATGATCTTAAAAAGGTGTTAGCTAAAGTAGGTGTTTCGACAAAAAAATCAGACTATCAGTTTAGTGGTAAACTTTTACTAAATATTACTGATAAACTAGTATTAACCACCACAGATAGGGAGACTACTACTGTTACTAATATCCCTATTGAGAAAAAGGATGGTGAGTCTGCTAAATACCTAATAGCTTACGATATTATTAAATCTTTTGTTAACAGCTATCAAACATTTAATGGGGAATCTGGTGTAAAACAATATAGATTTAAACAACTAAAATCAGGATTTTATATTTATGCGGATATTGTTGGTTTAAATGGTAAAGTAATTAAAAATAAATTAAAACTTCCAACATATGATTATGATAATTTCCCAACCCAACCAGTTTTTGGTGAAGCGTCTTTCATATTGCGCTCGGATACTATTATAGAAGCTGCTAAAAAAGTTCTTTTTGCAGTAAATCCTGACGAACAGCGTGCAAATTTGCGTGGCGTTTACGTATCCTTTGATAAGGACAACATTAGTTTCGTTGGTACTAATGGTAAAGTCTTATCTGAATATATGACTGATAACCATACAGATATTCGTGATGAGGCTTTTCTTTTTCCACATGGTTTTTTCAATAAACTTGCTAGATTGTTGAATGCTAATCAACAAGTTTTTATCCATAGTACGGATAATCTGATTATGTTTAGTTTCGGCGTTACAAAATTTTATGGTCGCCGCATATTAGGTGCGACATATCCAGATTACAAATCTCTTTTACGTAATTACGCTAATATAGTTTCTATAGATAAAGAGGAACTATTGGCTATGTTAGGTCCACTAATGTTCACTTTAGATAAGGATGACAATTTCCGCTTGACATTATCATTAGATGGTGGTATATTAAAACTGTCTAATAAGTTGTCGGACGCTGAAATAGTTTTAGATGAACCAGTAAATAATCCTTTTGTTATAGACTTAAGCGGTGAGATTCTTTCAAAAGTATTGACCACTATTAAAGATGAACGTATAAACATTTATTACACTGATGAGAATTCGGTTATACTATTTGATTCCGCCGCTTTTGAAAATCAACGTAGCCTTATTGCTCCAATTAAACGTGCACAATGAGAAAAGATTTAAACGATTTACTTTTTGAATTAAGAAAAGCCTTATCGGCTTTTGACTCGGAAGACTTATTTTCTAACGATGGTGCTAGAGAAAAAGTCTTGGCGGAGGCATGCATAAAATATCTAAAGTTTTTTAGGTATAGGGTATTTTCTCCAGTCGTAGTCAGACAAGAGTATACTAAAATAGACCAACTTCGTGACCTTTTTTACTCTTTAGCCAAGTATCATTATGGTGATAAGTTTATGCTAGGTAGTAGGGGTCTTGCGGCTGATAGGGCTGCTATAAAAGCTTTTGTTGAATCACGTATGCGGGCTGAAGATATAAGTAGGAAAGAGGCTTTAAATGAGTGTGCTTTAGTTATACAGGGTGCTTTTGAGTATAAAGAGCTTATAGGTCTTGATGTTCAATTAACGTTGTCCATGTTTATTCCAGGTAAATTTTCTTGGTTTGTAGACAAGGTAATACAACTCATGAATGAGCATTTAGAAGAACGCTATGATGAAAAGGTGGACGATAGGTTGGAGAAGTTAGGTTTGAATTGGGATATGTTTTAGGAGGTTATGATGGCCGCAAAAAAGAAAACAGAAGAAAAGAAAGTTAGCGCAAACAAAACAAGTAGTTTTGATATAGCTAAGAAAAGTGTGTTGAAGAAATACGGAACTATTTTAAAGACTATGGCTGAAAAAGAGCAAGAGTCTATTGAGACTATCTCCTCGGGATCGCTTGGATTGGATGCTGCACTCGGTAGGGGTGGGTTTGCTCTTGGCCGTATCTATGAGCTTTACGGACAACCCTCAAGTGGTAAGAGCACACTAGCTATGAGCGTTATTGCGGAGGCCCAAAAAGTAGGTAAAAACTGTGTGTTTGTGGATGCTGAACGTGGTGCCGATCCAGAATTATTCAAAGCTATGGGAGTAGATAACTCACAACTCACAGTGCTTGAGGGTTTTTCTGGTGATGAGAATCTGGATGCTTTAGAGGTTTTAATAAAAACTGGAGAAGTTGATGTAGCTGTAGTGGACAGTGTTTCATCCTTAATTCCTAAAGCTGAAGCCGATGCTCAGATGGATGACCAGTTTATGGGACTATTAGCTAGACTTATGAGTAAAGCTATGAGAAAGTTTGTTCCAATCATTGGTCGTACTAACAGTTTACTAATTTTTATAAACCAAGTACGTAATAAAATAGGTGTTTATGGAGATCCAGAAACGACTACTGGTGGTGTAGCTTTAGACTTTAATGCTACTGGTCGTATCAAAGTTTCTGGTGGAGACACAAAGTCTTCTTTGATAAAAGACGATATAACAGGGGAAATAGTAGGCCACTACACTACTTTCTTTATAAAGAAGAACAAGCTGGCCAAACCGTTTACGTCTCATAAGGTTCCTCTGATTTATGGTGTTGGCTACGATAAGCGTTGGGAGCTTATGAATCTTGCTGTGGACCTTGGTGTGCTAGAACGTGCTGGTGCCTGGTTTAGGTACAAAGGTAATTCGGTGGCCCAAGGCGAAAAGAATATGCTAGAGTTGATAAATAGTGATCCTGCAGTTCATGATGAATTATACACACAAGTTAAGGAATTGTTGGGACTATAGTCTGGGACATAGGTGAAAGCTAGTGAGTTATATAGCTGATGCTGTCTATCAGTGTTTAAAAGAAGTATTTCCGAACAATGTTATAATCAGGGAGCACTATTTATATTATAAGGGTACTAGGTTATTTTTTGATTTTTTCATAAAAGATTTGGGCATTCTGATAGAGGTACAGGGGGAGCAGCATTTTAAGTATATAAAGCATTTTCATGGCAGCATAGAAGCTTTTAGGGCCCAGAAGTATAGGGATAATTTAAAGAAAGAATATGTTGATGTTTCCCCGTACACTCTTGTTTATTTTTATGATAAGAAAGACATTATAACATCCGAACTAGTTTTAGCTCGTATAAAGGAGGCTATGGATGAGTAGTATTATAAAATTGGGTACTAAACATAATAAAGATTGTTCAGACTGGGTACCATTGCCAGATGGTACTAAGACGGGTGACCCAAAATACTGTGGTTTGAGTCGTCAATGTAAGCAGTTAGGTATGAAGTCAGATTGGTATCGTTTTTATGACCACTCCACTGGGGAACATAGTTTTGATTATTTTTGTACAGGTATGTATGTTAAGCAGGAAGAAAAGCTTATTGATGATGAGGTGTCCTAATGCACACATTCTTACATGCTAATCCCGATAGGGATTTTATAAAACAAGCTTTTAGTTTGGATGTGCGTAGGCTAGAGTCAGTCCCGAGTGCTGATTTAAGTAAGTATATAATAGGATTGTCCCAGTACCTGATATACTTCAGGAGCCAATATAATAAGGTATTAGTTCAGATTAAACAGAAACAACGTTTTATAGAAGCTACAGTGTATCAGATGTTGACGAAGGAGCTTTTAAATGAGCATAAAACAAAAAAGGATGCAACGGAGTTTATAATTTCAAGCAGCCCAACGTTAGCACAAATACGTGAAGATTTGGATATACTTAAAGATGAGGAACTACTTATGAATGGGATAGACAAAACTATTACAGAGCTTATAGTATCCCTAAAAAGGGAAATGACTCGTAGAGAGCATGAGATGGATGAAACAAGAACTTCAAGGAGATTCTAATGGTTTTAGAAGAGATACGGGATATTCTTAAGGAGCCAACGTATGAGCGGGCGCTTCTTTCGTATGTAATCAACAATGTGGATAACTACTATGATATAGTAGCTAAGGTAGATAGTTCCGATTTTCTACATGAGTCTAACGCTGTTATTTATGAGGCAATAGCAAAACTTGTTAGATCTGGCATCAAGGCTTTTGATGTACCTTTGATTGCTGAAGAACTTGACAAAAGCGGGGACTTGTCTAATATTGGTGGTTTGTCGTATTTAGAAAGTTTGAAAAATTTTAGGCTTTCTTCTATAAATATTGATGCTGCCATGAGTAAAGTTGTCGAGGCTTCTACTAAGTTTCAATTATATAAAAAACTTCATGAAAGCCAGTTAAGTATTTTATCAGCTTCTAATACTAGTGAAGACTTGATTTCTAGAGTAGAAAACGATGTGTTGACTTTAGCTTCATCATCTCTTGCTGTATCAGAACCAAAAGATCTTGCTGATGGGTTGGAGGACTATATAGAGTCACTTAAGGATACTAAAATAGAAATTAGTGGTATAGATGTTGGGTATCCTATACTAACCAAACAAATAGACGGTATGGTTCCTGGGACTCTTTTTGTGGTTGCGGCACGTAAGAAACAAGGTAAGAGTGCTTTACTTACTAACATGGCTTTACATGTAGCTGTTAATCTAAAAAAACCTGTTTTGTATATTGATACAGAGTTAACGTTTAACGAATGGCGTAACCGTGCTTTAGCTATAGTATCTGGTGTTCCGGAGCGTGTTATTAAACACGGCGGTTACTCAAAGAAAGAATATGAGATGCTTGTAAAAGCTGTAAAGCGTGTGAAAGAATCTAAAATTTTCCATGAGTACATGCCTGGATATACAGTAGACAGATTGGCTGCTTTGTATAAGCAGTATAAGTTTAAAGAAAACATAGAAATGGGTATCTTTGACTATATCAAAGAACCTGATTCTGTTTCTTTAGATCGTAGCAGAAAGGAATATCAAATACTAGGGGATGTTACTACAAAACTCAAAGATCTGGCTGGGCAACTTGATATACCTTTTCTGACAGCTGTTCAGTTGAGCCGTGCTGGAGATATAGCGGATAGTGATAGAATAGCACGGTACGGCGATGTTATAGCTCACTGGTCTATTCTAGAAGAGAGTCGGGAACCAGATGCTGATTTGAGTTTAGGCACCAATAAATTGGTGATAAAAGACACAAGACGTGGCGGAGCTACTCCAGAAGAAGGTATAAGGTATATATTCCGCCGCCGATCATTAAGGATTGTGGAAGTTGAGCCAAGTAAACAGGTTATAGATTACACACGGGATTATGATGCAGAACTTACACCAGAATTACCGGAGGAAACCGCTAAATATGATGACTCCACAGAGTTACTATAGGAAAAATAAAGACCGCGAACGTCTTGAGTTGATAAAAGAATATACTGATATAGGTACTCTTTTGGAAGCTCTTGGGGTTGGTGGGAGAATAAAAGAGCGTAAAAGTGAGTTTCGTGGTCCGTGCCCTGTACATGGTGGAGACAATAAAACTGCTTTTGTGTTCTTTAAGGATAGTAAAAGGTGGGAATGCTTTTCACATAAATGTGATGAGGATTATAGTAATGATGTGTTTGGTTTTGTGATGGCTATACGTAAGTGTTCTTTTTTAGACGCCGTCAAATTCGTCGAAAGTATTACTCCTATAGCCAAAGACCCTAGTAAGTATCGCCGGTATCGCAGGCGCCTTGAAGATAAGAAATTTATCGAAAAGTATGTTAGTAAAGTACATAAACCTGATTGTGTTTCTGAGGAACATTTACGTCGTTATAAACATTTTAGGTCGGGTTTATTTAATAGTGAAGGGTTCTCGGATGATACTCTCAACTACTTTGAAGTTGGTGGGGGATACATAGATGAGCAAGGATGCCAGAGAGATGTTATCCCTTTGCGTAATGATGAAGGTGTTTTGGAAGGGTATAGCTTAAGAGACATACGTAAAGAATTACTGAAGGAGGAAGAGGATTATAAGTATATTATAACTGAAGGTACTAACAAAGACAGGCTTTTGTACAACTTACACAATGTAGCAGGCTTAGGTGTTTTTGGTGTGTTAGTACTTGTTGAAGGCTTTAAAGCTGTATGGCGTTTGTATGATTATGGTATTTACAATGTAGCCGCTGTTATGGGTTCGAAGGTTACTCATGGGCAGATAGACATTCTATGTAAGTACCCATTTGATCGTGTAGTGTTATTTTTTGATGGGGATGTTCCTGGAATAAAAGGTGCTACTACATCAGCATTATTGCTCCGTAATTATATAAAACATATAGATGTAGTTTATTCTACAGATGAAGGTAAAGACCCGGCCGATTTGACAAAAGAACAAGTTTATTCTTATTTAAAAAAATATATGGTGGTTTAAAGTGTGTATTGGGGAAAATTTTGTTTCGCTCACAGGCTTTATTTATAAACCTGTGCTTAATGAGTATAGTTCTGGAGCTATTCAGCTTAAAGCTAAGATGGCTTTACCAGACGGTTTGGGGAATTACCAATATCTAAATATAGTATGTTGGGGTGATATGGCCGACGCTTTGTATAAAGTTGGGCCCAAGAAGTGTGTAAGAATACATGGCCATATAGAAGAGTCTATGTATGACAAGACCTGTCGTTTTTGTGGTGGTAAAAGTAGGGTTGGTTATGTAACTATAACCGTAGATAATTTTAAGTGTATTGAGGAGTAAAATATGAGCGATAAAGTAGATACTAAAATTAGTTTAGTAGATTGGGTGGAAGCGGAAGTACATGTCGGTACACCAAGTATGTTGATGCTGCCTGCTAGGCACTATAGTTTTAAGGTGGTTAAGCAGGGTGTCAAGATAACGGTTCCTCGTCGTGGGAAATATGCGGCTATAGCCCCAGAAGTTTTTAAGGAAGAAGATGGTGATTTTGAGTTGTTAAATGAGTCCGGAGTTTTATATATGCCTGCTATAGCGAAAGTTATGTTCGCAAAGTCTGTGTATCCGGATTTAACAGACACACAACTTTTTGTACCTGTGTCACTTAAGTTTCTTGATGATGAAGTGGAAATTTTTGGTCAGGTACTGGAACTAGTTTCTCCAGAAAACGCTGTTTATAGTGAGGATGAAACCATTAACTAAAGAGGTTTGATATGGACAAGTGTACAATTTGTGGGTCTTACTATGTTCGTAGGAGATCGTCTACAGTTTTATCATCGTTGTCCCTTGTTAGTATGCATTGTGGTACATGTGGTAGCGACTATACTGTTATAGTAAATAGTCAAGGCGAGATTGTTGGGTACCCCTCCGATATTGTGGAGGATCACACCTGTCTATCTTGTAATAGTGAGGCTGCTTATGTCGATGGTGTGTATAAGTGTTCTACCTGCGCATTTGAATGGGTTGTTAAATGATGTCTAATTACTACGATATACTAGGTGTTGATAAACACGCATCTCAAGATGAGATTAAAAAAGCATATAGAAAATTGGCTTTGCAGTATCATCCTGATAAAAATCCTGGGGATAAAGAATCGGAAGAAGCTTTCAAAAAAGTGAATGAGGCTTATAAAGTTTTATCATCTGAGGAATCTCGACAGGAATATGATGCGCGACTTAATGGGTATGCTGGTGGCCTGAATATAGATGACTTATTACGTAATTTTGGTTTTGGCCCTAGTCGCCCCCGTATTAGGAAAGGAGATGATATTGAATGTGTTGTTAACATCTCTTTGTATGAAAGTTTATTTGGTGCTACTAAAAGTCTGGATTTTACTATAAAAACATTTTGTAATGATTGTGGTGGGTCGGGAGGCTTCGACCCTCAAAAATGTTCAATGTGTAATGGAACAGGCTTAATTAGTACAAGAGATTTTACAATCTTTGGTGCTGTTGATAGCACACGACCGTGTCACACTTGTTCTGGTCGCGGGGAGATTTTGAAGACACCATGCCAATCTTGTAGTAGTACTGGGTTGATAAACAAAGCTAAAAAACTTAAGTACACTATACCGCCGAAAAGTAAAGATGGGTTACGTTTTGGTATAAGAGGCCAGGGGCATGAAAATGGTACCCCTGGCTATCCTGGGGATATTATAGTTACTCTTAATGTTGTTTATCCGGAAGTTGGTAGCTTTAGTGATGAAGAAAGAGAAGAGCTTAAGAGGTTGTTAGATGGTAGTAATGAGTCTTGATATATCACCAGCTTGTACTGGGGCGGTTATATATAGTAAACCAGATGGTTTGGTATATTTTCATAAAATAAAGACGTCAGCTAAAAATAGTAGGGGCGCAAGATTAGCATCTTTCAGGGAACAGCTTATCGAAGTAATGGATTATTATAATGTTACAGATGTGGTTGTGGAGGACGCGTTTAGCGGTATCAATGTTCGAACTTTGAAAATGCTAGCAGAATTTTCTGGGGTAGCAAAAGAGGTTATCTATGATTACTTGGATATGGAGCCCTATGTTATTAGTAATAATACAGTTAAGTCCTACTTCAAAGTTCGTAATAAAGAAGACTTATTTGTTGTTGTAGCCTCCCTGTTACCAAAAAAGCCCTTGACTTTTAAACATGACAATGATATAACGGATGCGTACGCACAACTTTTGTGCTATTTGGATAAAGTGTTAGGCCAATATAAGTTTAGATTTGAGTCTGACGGTGAAGTAACTTTTAAGGGGTTTGATAATTATGAGTGCTGAATTGCGTTTGAGTGCTACACGAATATCTTCTTTTTTAGAGTGTAAGCAAAAGTATTGGTTTTCATATATAGAAAAATTACCGCGGGTAGAACGTGAAGTGTTTGCTCTTGGTAAAGCTGTCCATAAGGCATTAGAGATAGCTGGACAGATGTATATGGAAAATGGTGAGCTTACCTCTAAAGACAAGAAGCGAGTCTTAGAAATATACACTGAGGCTACTATTGAATACGGTCTTTCTACGCAGGTGGATAGGCTAGAAGGACAAGACCTTGTGAAAGCAAGGCTAAAGAAAATAGCAGAAGGAAAAATTATAGGTGTTGAGAAGAAATTTGGCTGGGATGAGCCTTTTCTGACAGAAGAAGGTGTGCCATTAATTGGTGCGATAGATAAACTCGAAGAGCTTTCTAAAGATACACTGTTTATAGTGGATTATAAAACTTCACGTACAGCGCCTACTAGTGATTATTTAAAATACGACATACAGCTGTCTTTATATGATCTTGTGGCATCGTTGTTGTATCCAGAATATGATAATATAGTATTGTCGTTGGATATATTGCGCAAGGACCCTGTTTATACTTATAGGACAAAGGAAGATAGGGAGGATTTTAAGCAATATCTAGTCACAGTCTATAATGCTATGAGGGCTTTGGAGAAAAAAGATGTTAAGCCTACATTAAATCAGTTCTGTGCTTGGTGTGACTTTAAAGAGAATTGTAAAGCATATAGAACAGCGGTTAACCTTGAGGGCTATAATTTACCAGAACTAACTACTTTGGGTCCAGAAGAGTTGTATAGTGAGTGGGTTAAAATTCGCTCGATAAAAGGGATAGTTGAAGGCTATGAAAAAGCTGTTAATATGGAAATAACTGATAGGATAAAGAAAATGGGTATGGTAGTGGGCAATGACAAAGAAGAATTGTATCTACGCCAAAATTCCAAAAAAACTTATCCGGCAAGCGCAGTAAAGAAACTTGTTCCAGAAGAAGACTTTATTAGGTTGGTTAATATAAAAAGTTCTGAGCTTAATAAATACATGGCCAAGAATCCGGTTCTAAGTAGTAAGTTAAGCGAGATAGTGGAGGTTAATTTTACATCTCCATTTCTAGCACAGAGAAAATTAAAAAGGTAAAGGAGTGAAGTATGGGAGAAAAAATTAAAGTACTAATGTATTGTGACAGTCCTACATGTGCTACAGGGTTTGGCACTGTTAGTAGGAACATAGCTGAAGCCTTACATAAAACTGGGCGGTATGAGATTGACATTTTTGGTATAAATTATTTTGGTGACCCCCACCCGCTGTCAAAAGTATATGATATATGGCCGGCAGGTGTGGGTAGCAACGATCCATATGGTAGGCAAAAGTTCTGTAATATGGCTATCAACATGGATTTTGATATCTTGTTTGTTCTTCAAGATACTTTTATAGTTGATTTTATGCCAGAGCTTGTTCCGTTCCTTCGCACAAATCGGCAAAAGGAATTTAGAGTTATTCAGTATTTCCCTGTTGATGGTGTTCCTAAGCCAGAATGGATGGAGAACATTAATTTTGCTGATTATAAGGTTGCCTATAGTGAGTTCGGTAAATCGGAGGCTTTGAAAGCTTTGCCAGCTCTTGGTGACATTGACGTTATCCCGCATGGTGCTAACATAAATGATTACCACTATATTCCAGAAGAAAAGCTACGTGATTTTAAAAAGCAATTTTTCGGAAAGCATGCTGATAAGTTCATCATAATGAATTTGAATCGTAATCAGCAACGTAAAGATATTCCACGCACTATAGCTGCGTTTAAAGAGTTCCGTAAAGAAGTACCGGAGTCTATACTTTATCTACATATGGCAAAGAAGGATCAGGGATGGGACTTGTCAGAAGTTTGTAAATCATATGGTTTGAATACATTTGATGATGTGATTTTCCCGGAGAACTTCAACGTTAATACTGGGTATCCTCGGGAGATAGTCAATGCTTTGTATAACTGTGCTGATGTAGTAGTAAGTACCGCTCTCGGTGAAGGTATGGGTATGAGTTGGCTAGAAGCAATGGCTACCAAAACCCCTGTAATTATGCCTAATAATACAGCTATGACTGAGTTTATTACTAGTGATAAGGGCTACTTGGTTGATAGTGGTGTGGACGTTAATATGTATACTGTTCTTCCACATGACAATGAAGTTATACGCCCATTGTGTGATGTGAAAGATTTGGTTGACAAATTACTACATGTGTATAATAATAGAGACGAGGCGATGGCCCGAGCAGAGACCTCTTACAGATGGGTCACCACAGAAATGGATTGGCAAGGACCTATAGCCGAAAAATGGGTATCCCTTTTCGATAAAGCATACGAAGATTTGAAGCAGGGATCAGAATCAAAAACTAGTAACGAAAGTAACGGTAGTATTACAACCGAAACATTTTGATTAAGGGGGCCGTAAGGCCCCCAAATGGAGGGTTCATATGCGTGTAAAACTTCTTGATGTTTCAGCAAATCCAGAAAAACTTATATTTGCTTGTGGTAGGCAGTGTTACTCGGAAGGATGGGTAGGTGACAGTTGGAAAGTAAGTGAAGATGGTGAGATATCTATTTACGACAATAAAACTGGTAAACTTTGTACGGATAACGAGATCACAGGCTTAATAAAGCACCTTGTTAGAAGTGGACATACATCGGTATTGGAGCATGTTAAGTTCACATTTGCTATTGATGGTATATCACGTTCTAATTCTCACCAACAAGTTAGGCATAGAGTTTCATCTTATTGTGTAGCTGGTGATACCAGGATTGCTACTTTGGATAGGTGGTCTAATGATAAGACTATAAAAGAGCTTTTTGATGTACCACAGTCATCTAGAAATAAAATACCTGTTAAATGTGTAGACACAGCCACTGGTTTAATATATCACAAAGATAATGCTACTTTTATCTATAGTGGTATAAAGGACCTTTACCATGTAAAGGCTGGGGAATTTGTAATTAAAACAACACTAGATCACAGGTTTCTTACTCCTGATGGTTGGGTACGATTGAAGGACCTATCTGTTGGTAGTATTGTTAAAGTGTTTTCTAATAACCGTGTAGTTGATGCTGTTGTCGACAGTATAGAACATGTAGAGCAGGCAGAAACCTATGATATATCCATGCAAGGTCCATATCATAATTTTATCGCTAATGGTTTCGTAGTACATAATTCCCAGCAGTCACAGAGATATGTAGCCAATACTGGTCCTTTTGATCCAGATAATTTTGTTACTCCACCAACTATATCTCGTAATGAGGCTGCGCATATGGTATTTAACCGGGCCCTGCAAAATATGCAGGAGGCGTATAACTCACTTATAGAGTTAGGGATTCCGGCTGAAGATGCTAGATACCTAATGCCTAATGCCTCTATAACTAGGATTGTGGACACTAAAAATTGTGTTAGTTTGCTTCACTTTTTTAGTTTACGTTGTTGTACCTTGGCTCAGTGGGAAATTAGAGAGATGGCTAATAAGATGTTAGCTATCTGTAAAGAAGTTCTACCCGTAGTGTTTGAAGAAGCCGGTCCGAAATGTGTACAGCTAGGATATTGTAATGAAAGTAAACAACGTAGCTGTGGTAGATATCCTACCAAGAAGGAAGTTTTGGATGGGTATAAAGCTTATATAGAGTCTCTTAAGGAGCAGAAAGATGTCTAAAATAATTGTAGAATATACGGCCCCTATTACAGATGGTTCAGGTTATGCTCGGGCTGCGAGAGCCAATATAAAGGCATTGATAGATGCTGGCGTAGAAGTTACCCTGAATCCGATATCATTTGAAGAAGCTAGTCCTGATTTAGGGGAATTTGGTAAGAAATATATTTACCCTAATATTCGTAGAGATGTAATACCAACACATCAGATTATACATACTACTCCTGAATTTTGGGAAAAGTACCGTAAGCCTGGCATCCCTACGATTAATTACACTATTTGGGAAACTACAAGGCTTCATAAAGATTGGCCGAAATACATAAACAATAATACCGATGTTTTGGTAGTAGGTTGTGAGTGGAATGTTAAAGTTTTTAGGGATAGTGGTGTTACAGTTCCCATTTACTCTCTACCTCACCCTGTAAGAATCGAGGGATTACCACCAAAACCTTTTGATATTGCTGGTGTTCCTGATGATGCATTTGTGTTTTATAATATAAACCAATGGACAGAACGGAAGAATCCTTTAGCCAATATAATTAGCTATTGGAGAGCATTTACTCCAGAGGACAATGTAGCGTTAGTTTTGAAAACATATAGAAGTGATTATAGTGAAGGAGAAAAGAATGCTATAAGGGATACTATACGTAGACTGAAGAAGTTAAGTCCGGCAGATTATCATCCACCGATATATCTGATTTTAGATATGTTAAGTGAAGATGAGATAGACTCCTTACATATGCGGGGTGATTGTTACGTAAGTTTGGATCGTGGCGAGGGTTTTGGTTTGTCTACAGCAACGGCTGGGGCCTTTGGTAAACCTGTGATAGCAACTGGTTTTGGTGGGGCATTAGAGTATCTTAAAGAAGATAATAGTTATTTGGTAGACTATGTTTTAGAACCAGTCAGATCTATGCCTTGGTGTCCCTGGTACAGGTTGGAACAAGATTGGGCTTACCCAAGCCAGGTACATGGTGCTGAACTGATGCGTAAGGTTTATGATAATAGAGAAGAGGCAGCAGAAAAAGGAAGGTTATTAAAAGGGTATATAGAGACCAACCTTTCTTACGAAGCCATAGGAAAGAGATTTAAAGAAATAATAGAATCCGTGGGGTGACGTATGGGGAAGTATGTTAAGCTCATATCAGTATTTATTACATTACTGGTAATAGTGAGCGGTACTGTGTGGACAACAGGTGAGACTTTTGCACGTAAAGATGATGTGGTGGCTTTAGATAAAGCGGTTAGAAGTCAGATGATGACTCAGCAGGAAATTTTATCAGCTTTTGAAAATTTAAATAAAAAGCTTGACTATGAAGTAAAATCTGCTAAAGTATCTTTTTTACGAGCAGAGCTACGTAGATTGAAGGAAGCAAAGTATGATGTGCGCAGAAAATTGTTAGAAGATCCTAATAACAATGATTTAAAGTTGCGTCTGGAACAGTTACTAGATTATATTTCTGATACAGAAAAATCACTTGAGAGGTTACGTTAATGGGTAAGACATTAAACGTTGGTTGTGGTGAAAGAACGTTTGAAGAATATCCTGCTGGTAATACTTGTATCAATTTTGATTTTAGAGCGGATTTACCGGGAGTAGATATTGTTGGTAATGTGCAGGACTTGTCTCAATTTGAGGATGGTGAATTTGATTACATTTTAGCTAGTGATATTATTGAGCATTTTACTATAAAGGAAGTCCCGTTCATACTAGAAGAGTTTTATCGTGTACTCACACGGTATGGTATAGTAGAGTTTAGAACACCAAACCTTGCGTGGGTTGCTAAACATTATATGGAAAATAGAGATGCCAAGTTTATTTCGTATCACGTATTTGGTGGACAAGATTATGAAGGTAATTTCCATAAAGTAATATTCGATAGATATTGGTTGATGTCCCTTTGTATTGAAAGGGGTTTTATTGAAGAGTCTTATGAGGAAGAAGGGTCTAATTTTATTTTGAAAGTGAGGAAAGTCTGATGGGTACTCCTAAACTAGTTCATTTTACATTTATGAGAAATGAAGGGCACTGTTTGGAAGGCATGCTTGATTGTATTATGCCTTATGTCGATGAAAGTTATATTTTAGTTGATGATCGCTCAACTGACAATTCAGAAGATATAGCAAAGTCATATGGTGTAAATACTAGGAGGTGTAAATTTCAAAACTTCGCTAAATTTAAGAATACGTTATTTAAGTGGATTCAAGAGGAAACAGGTGGTAATTGCTGGATGCTTGGTATGGCTCCTGATGAACGTGTATATGATGATTTTATGCCGAACGTGAGGGAGTTATTGGACAAGATAGATTTATCTGTTATAGATGGTGTTAGGATTGCTAGGAAACATTGGCTTGATTTAGAGCGTACTGAACTAGCTCCGCAAGATGCACACTGGTACCCTGATTGGCAGACCAGATTACTTCGTGTTGACTATCCACGTATTCATAGTACACGTTATGTGCACGAAGTCATTCAAGGGTTAAGGCAACAAACACATTTCACAGGTGGTGATGTACATCATTTTAATCTAGTATTTAAAGATCGTGCTAGATGGGATGAGATGAATCAGCAATACGCAGCTTTACAAGCACTGCAACAGCAGGATGGCGGCTGGGATATTTGGCCCGACGAGGGGTAATAGTGATGAAAAATATAGCTTTAGTAGGTCTTGGTTACTGGGGTAAGAATTTACTGCGAAATTTCTGTGAACTTGGTGTTTTAAAATATGGTGTAGACTTAGAATATGAGGTTCTAACTAAACATCGACGTACCTACCCCTCCGTAATATTTACAGCAGATTATAATTCTGTTTTAGAAGACCCAGAAGTACAAGGGGTTGTGGTTGCTACGCCACCATCCACACATTTCGGTTTGGCTATGCAAGCTATAAAACATAATAAACATGTTTTTGTTGAAAAGCCTATAACTTTGGATGTTGGGGAAGCACAGAAAATAATGAGAGCCGCAGAAGAAGCTGGGGTAAAAGTACTTGTTGGTCATGTGTTTTTGTACGCACCGGAGATTATTAAGCTAAAAGAAATAGCTACTTCAGAAGAGTTTGGTAAACTGTTATACATACATACTAACAGGTTGAATTTAGGTAAAGTACAAAATTGTGGGGTTATAGCTGATTTGATGCCTCACGATGTGTCGATAGTTAACTATCTTACAGATTCAACTATAGATAAAGTGAGCGCAGTGTCATATAATCAACGTTTTACCAACGTCGATGATTCTGCCATAGTTAACTTAGTCAGTAAAAATGGTGTTGTTTCTACTTTCCATCTAAGTTGGATGGTGCCGCACAAGACCCGTACATTAATGGTTGTTGGTGAGAAACAAACTGCTGTATGTGACTCGATTACCAAAACCATCAGGATATATAATAGCAATGTTTCGGTGGAAAATAAAACCCCCTACTATTCCTGTCTCTGATACACATATCCGAG